GACCCATTCCTCAAGGGTGATGACTCCCTGATCGGGGCATTTAGGCGCTTCTTCGCGCAACCGTCTCAGAAGCTCAATCGGCGGAGTGATCGGGTGGTCGTGTTCTTGTGTCATTGAATTACCTCGGCAATACAGTCGGGCCAGCGGTTTTTGCAATACAGCAGGGCCTTGGCCTTGTTTGGGGCAGGGATTGTCACTCGCATCGCAGGCGACGTTGGCTGCCTGACGTGAACCCTGAATAGTCGTGTTGACTCATCAGGCTTTGGCCGACTGACGCCAGGGCCAAGGTTTGGCTCCAGCCAGCCAGGCGGGATGCTCTCAGGTTTCAGTCCCATCACTCGTCCTCCATTTCGATGATGTGTTCCAGGGCCCGGATGTATCCGTTCCAGTAGCCCTGCGTGAAACTGCCTTCGACGGTCTCGTTGTAATGACGCAGCGCCATGTTTCTCAGTCGAACAAGGGCGCGTCGTGAGACGTCGATTGGCTCTTCTCCTGTTCTGGTTCCCATGGCGTTACGTTGCGTTGGTCGTGGATGTTGACGTAGCCGTATTTGCCCAGAAACACCATCAGGCTTCTGACCCTGCGAGAGACAACAGCGCCGCGGCGCCATGCCCCCTGGTAGTAGCCCTTGATCTCCTGGCCGATTTCGTACTCGTGGGTCCAGCTCATCCGTGGTGTTTGCGAAAGGCCTCCATGTCCCTGAAGTCCATCTCCTGAAACTGCGGGTGCTGTGCCAGGAACCCAGGGCTGGGCAAGATCACATCTCGCCCGCTCTTGTTGAACTGCAGGGTTGACCACTTGCCGGTGAGTAGTCCTCTCTCGAGGATTCCCTGCAGCTCGTGCTTGTCGATCAGCGGCTCCATCACTGGGCCTCGAGTCGAGCCGCCTCCTGCTGCGCCCATTGCAGATAATCGTTCCACTTCTCCGGCGTGAGCGGGCTGTCCTCCTTGGCAGGCGGCAGCAGTGGATGCTCATTGCTCTCGAAGGGCACGTAGGCCTGCGAGTTGTGCGGGTCTGGCGCTGCGATCAGCGAGCGGCGCGTCGTTGGCAGCTTCTCCAGTTGCCACCCGGCAGGGCGACAGAAGCTCGGCAGCTCCTCGCGGAAGCCCCAGCTTCGATTCGCCATGCCGTTCTCTGTTCGATACAGCGGTGCCATCAATTCCTTCCAGGTGGGGTAGCGCTTGAACGTGTTGGGCTCGAGGCCCTGAATCCATTGCTCCGCGGCCCACATGAATTGCGGTTCAGTGATCTCGGGGAACTCACTGGTGAAGCTGTGAAACTTCAGCCGGCAGATGTGTGGCGTCCAGCGATCGGCCTCCTTGATGCGCAGCTGGGCTGCGATCATTTCGGCCACCGCGAGGAACGTCTCTGCCGTCAGGCTTGGCTTGGCCATTGCTCCAGTGCGGCGAGCATTGCGGGGTCTTTTGGCATCGGCCGCCCCAGGGCCGTGGGCTTGCTGAGCTCCTCTTTGATGAACTCAGGCTTCAGGGTTTGCCAGCCGGATTCGATGCCGGCCTTGGCCAGCACCACCTGCTGCCAGGCAGGCAGCTTGGCCACGCGATTCACGGTCGACTGCCAAGCGGCCTGGGTCCAGGTGGCCTTACTGCCGTGTTTGCTGCGGCGGCTGACGTTCCACCACTCCACCAGCAGCGGCTGGGCCTCGCTGCAGACGTGTGCCAGGCAGTCCTCGTTCAGGCTGGCGACGTAGCCCTTGGCGCGGGCGACGGATCGCTCCTGCTGGATGGGCAGAACCTGCGCAGGCGTTGGCACCAGTTCCAAGCCGCCGGCACCGGCCGCCACATAGGAGCGGGTGCCAGGGTCCCACTCCTCCACCCGCTCGAGCGTGGCGAACTTGTGGCGGCACCTCTTCTCGTTGCAGATGCGGTGCCGGCGCATCCCTTCACGAACACGGATGGTGTCGAGCACGCGGTTGTTGGTGCTGCCGCACTTCGGGCAGTTCATGCTTGCGCCTCCAGCGGCGCCCACTCGCCGCACCAGTTATTGCCCGCGACGTGAGGGAACTGTCGCGCGCCTGCAATAGCTGCTTGCGGGGCGTGCCGATGGCAGTAACCGTACCATTCGGGGGAGGAGTCTTTAATCCAGTAGCGGCAGTTGCCGCAGCTCTGTTTACGCCGCGGCGGGTAGGGATTGGTCATTCCAGATCACCTTCAAATAGATGGACTGATTGCTTTTGGGCTGCTGCTTCCACTCGGCCTCAATGCGCTGCAGCACCGTCACGCGGTCGTCGACCCAGATGATCCCGTTGCCGGCATCCATCACGGCGCCGGCCAGGTTGTCGAGATCGCTGGTGCCCGGGCCGCAGAACGTCAGCTGGAGCGCAACCACCTGGCCCTTTTGCAGCGGCGGCACGGTCCACCATTCGCGGAGGATCGAGCGGACGCTGTCCGCCCAGTCCCGATACTTCGTGTCCTTGTAGGCCATGCCATTGCCGAAGCGGGGCCTGGCCTTGGGTTGCAGCGGCACCGGCAGGCGGAAGTCGGCCGAGTTGAGCCCCATCAGAACGGGATCTCGTCAGCGTCAGCAGCGGCCAGCACCGCGGGGGCCTCGGCTTGCACCTGCGCAGCTCGGGCTCGCAACTTCTCGGCCATGCTCATTTCAGCGGGCGGATCCTCAGCGGCGAACGGGGTTTGCGCTGCCGGGGTCTCGGCCACGTAGCCGTCCTCCTCGCCGAATGCAGAAGCGGCATCAACTCGCTCGTAGGGCACAAGCTCGATCACCTGCACCGACTCCAGCGTGAGGCTGATGCCCTTGGCGGCACTGCGCTTCTCGGTCCACCCCCAGGCAGTGAACGCCACCTTCACCTTGCTGCCATTGCCGATCAGGCAGTCAGCCGGCCAGGCGTTCTTTTTGCTGTCGACGATCACCGGCGGTGACATCAGGTTGCCCCGAGCGCTGGTCTCGGTGCGCTTGAAGCGGAACCGGTACATGCCGGTGGGGTTCTTGTCCTTGTCCAGCTGCTCAGCAAAGGGCCAGGCGTTCTTGGCTTTCTTGGCGCCAGCGCCATGGATCTCGTCGAACAGGGCTTCGATCTTTTCGATAAAGCCGATGGTCTCGGGCTTGCTGGGGTCCAGCGCAAGTTCGATCGACCAGGCGCGCGGGTCGCCCTCCTCGTAGCCGTCTGCCGGCTCAAGAACCTTGGCCCACCAGGCTTCACCGAGAGGGGAGACGTGGAGCTGTCGTGGCATTTGCTCTACGGGTCTGTAGAAGACCAGCGCAAGCTAGTCCTCACCCCTGTAGTCGTCAACTCCTAGGTTTCTCGCACGACACTCCTAGGAGAAGGCGTATGGGTTGGTACCCACCAGGCCAGGGCAGAGATCGCCCACGATGGGCGGGGCGGGCAGCCGCTTAATCCCTGCACTGACAGCGATCTCTGCGCTGATCTGCTCCAGCCAGGCCGGCTTGAACATCTCGCGCAGTTGGTGATGCAGTTCCCCGTGCAACCACTCCGCTCGCTCCGGCACCACCGCAAAGCAGTCGTGGTTGGTGAGCACCTGCACCTGCTGCGCTGCGGCCGTGGAGACGATTGCCTGGCAGAACGCGGCATCGAATGAATGGATTGCGTTGGCGGTGATGCTCCGGTTGGTGGCGCGTGCGCTCAGCTCCCCCTCCAGCCCAGCCCGGCGCCTGCTGTGCTGCCGGGGCATGGCGGCCAGGGTGGTGCCGCTGGCCACGCTGGGCTCCAGCTCTGCACCTAGTCGCATGGGCCAGCCCAGCGGCGTGGTCCACTGCACCGGTTGCTGCTTGCTCACCGCGGCCTTGGACACGGCCCGCAGCCACTCCTGCAGGGCCAGGCAGCTGCCCACCTCCTGCTTCAGCGCGTCCTGCAGGATCCGCACCAGATACCGCACCGGACTCAGCACGTCCTGCCGCACCCGCCACAGGTCGGCCTGCCCCTGGCGCTCCTCGAGCGCGGCCACCAGCCCGTCAAACAGCGACTGGTAGTGGGCGCCATAGATCGAACTCATCACCGGCCGTTTGGCCAGGCTCCGGTCCACCCCGAAGTCCAGCCAGAACACCGCATGCCGGGCCGCAACCTCGCCGGCCAGCTCCACTTCCTCGCGCAGCAGGGCCGTCACCCGATCGGCCACCACCTGGTAGATGTCGGCGCGGGTGCTGCCGGTGAGGTTGGTGAGCCTGGCCAGCCGCGCGTCCCGCACCAGTGCCGCTGAGATCCCCACCCCGGAGCACGTCTGATCGAGCCGCACCGGGCAGCCGATCGGCCGCGCCGGATCGGTCAGCCACTGCCGCACCGCCCTGGCCACCTGCAGCAGCTGCCACGGGTCGTCGGCACCACGCCACAGCTCCAGCCGATCGAGCGGGGCCTCGGCCATGGCGGTGAGCCGGTCGAGGTTCTGCTTCCCCCAGTCCAGCCGCTCCTGCCATTTCGCTTTGCCCAGGCCCCAGTGGCCGGCCGCCGCCATCAGCAGCCACTCAAACCCGCGCTCACCGCAGGGCTCGCCATGGGCGAACGACACCAGCGCCTTGTCGTGGTCTGGCCCCTGGTGGGTCACATAGCGGTTGGAGCTGTAGACCCTGCCCCGGAAGTCCAGCCCATAGGCGAACCACACCGGCCGGCCGGCCACCGCCTCGCTCTGGCGCAGCCCCTCCTCAATCCGCACGCGCTGGGCCTTGCCCCCGTCCTGATCGAGCCAGGCCCGCTGCTTCTTGCGGTGCCAGTCGGCCCATTCCTGCTTGTCCGCCCACGGGTCCGGCTGAGGCGGCGTGGCCAGCGGGTTGCGTTGCACCGGGAACAGGCCTCGGATGTTGGCGTCCCAGGCCTCGCGCTGCACCGCCACCATCCATGGGTCGATGGCCATTTGCTGCTGCTGCAGGGCATTCACCACCTGCAGTTGTGCGCTGATGTCCGCCTGCTCCAGATACCGCAGGTCCAGCGGCCGCGGCGTCACCACCACCGCACCCTTGTTATCCAGGTGGCCGCCGCCATAGAGGCCTGGCCAGGGCCGCGGCTGCACCAGCATCGGCAGCCGCCTGACCGGCACCGGCCGCGGCGGGTTGGCCTTGATCAGGGCCAGCGTCTCCACTGTGGGCTCCACCGCCGGCTGGCGCTGCTGCACCACTCGCACCAGGCCGGTGTGGGCCACCACCAGATCGAGCAGCAGGCCACCAACGTGCAGGCGGTCCTGGTTGCTCCAGCGCTCGCCCCCCAGGCGCAGCGTCTGGAGGGTCCACCGGCTCACCACCTCGCGCCGCCGGCCGCCGGCCCGTTTCTTGAGCAGGCGCAGCATGTCCCGATCGTGGGCCTGGATCGACAGCGCGCGGGCCTCGTCCTCGATCTCCCGGCCAATGGCCATGGCCACCTCGCGGTAGGGCCGGCGCCGGCTAAGCCGATCGAGCACCACACCCAGGGCCAGGGCCGCGGCGGGCCTGAGCCCCTTGTCGTGGAACACCAGCAGCGCCGGCAGGGCGCAGTAATGGGGGCCGGCCGGCGCCTCCCCCCGCAGCATGCGGAGGAACAGGGCCTCGATCGCGTCGCTCACCCGCTCGCCGTATTCCCTGAATAGGAGGCGCCCGTACTCCGTGGCGGTCTCGCGTCCCGCATCCAGAAGGTTTCTGCGGATGCTCCGGGCTCGGTCTTCTGAGGCCTTGCGCTGAGCGGCTTCCCGCTGTTTTTCCTCCGCGAAAGCGTTGGTGGACAAAATGCGGGTTGCATCGGCCACCGAAAACAGGGCGTTTTCCGCAATTTATCCACCACACCCCCGTAGAGCTGGGTTGTAACGGTGGAATCTCAGTCCTGGCGGATGCTCTGCGGGGTTGTAGATGTCTCTTTCGGATTTTAAGTCCGCTGCGTATGCCAATTCCGCCATGCTCCCGCGTTCCGCTGGAAGGGATCTCAGGGAATCGAGAGGGTGCGGCGGTTGCATTGTTAAGCACCGATCCGCACCCAATCCGCACCCTGAGCCGGTCCTGCGGATGCCGCCCACAGTAGGGGCAGCTCAGGCCTCGATCGCTGCGATGCAGGCCGACAGGTGGTGGGTCTGCAAGTGCATGTAGCGCTGCACCGCTGCCAGGGTCTTCCACCCCCCGAAGGCCTGGATCTGCTGCAGGGGCACGCCGGCCTGGGCCATCCGGGTGGCGCCGGTGTGGCGGGTGCAGTGGATCGTGAGCTGGCGGTCGTCCGCCAGGCCCATGTGACCCTTGACCCGATCGAACAGGTCACGGGCGCGCCAGTAGGCGTAGCTCCAGACCCGCTGGCGGGGCACCGCCGGCACGTAGGGCTCAATGACGCTTCGCGCCTTGGCTCCCAGGCCGATGGTGCGGGGGCTGCCGTTCTTGGTCTTCCAGAACGTGATCAGGCCCCGCTCCAGGTCGACGTCCTCCCCCCGCAGCCGCTCGGCCTCTGACCAGCGGGCACAGGTCAGGGTCAGGAACACCAGCAGATCAGCGAACTCGGGCTCCCCCAGCTCCTGCAGGATCCGGCACATGGTGGCCAGCTCCTGCTTTGAGATCACCCGGTCCTTGGTGTTGTGGACCTTCAGCTGCTTGGGGATCGGTGGGATCTGCTCGATGTAGCCGTGCAGGGCCGCATCGTCGAGCATTGCCCGCAGGCAGCTCACCTTCTTGTTCACGGTGGTGGGCTGGTTGCCGCCGGCCAGCAGGTGCTGACGCCAGCGCTCGATCTCGGGAGCCCCCAGGGAACCCAGCTGCACCGACGCCCCGAAGAACTGCACGGCGCTCTGGCTGTAGAGCGCCGCGGTGCGCTCCCAGGCCAGGCCCTGCCAGCGGATCCGCAGGGACAGCTCCCGGGCCTCCTTGATGGTGATGCCGGGGCCGTTGGAGCGGTTGGCGGCGGGCCTGGTGGCGATCTGCTCGAGGAGCTCCTTCTGCCTCTGCAGAGCCTCGGCCTTGGTCTTGGCTTTCTTGGTGCGGCGCACGCCGTCGATGGTGACGTCAGCGATCCATCCGCTTTCGATCTTGCGAACTGCCATGGGTGGGTTGGTGGTTGGTCATAGGGCCCGCAACTGGTTGACCAGGTGCTTGCCCTTGGTGGTGAGGCGCACCAGGTAGCGGCGCCCATCGGCGGGGTCGCAGTAGGTTTCCACCAGGCCAAAGCCACTGCGCCCGTCTTCGCGGGCGCTGGAAAGCGACTGCACCCCGCGCGACACGGAGGCGTTAGTGGTGATCAGGCGGTGCTCTAGCTCCCGGTATTCGATCGGCCCGTGTTGGGCAATCTCCAGGAACAGGCGGATGCGATGCGCTGGCAGCTGAGCAGGGTCCAGCGTCTTGAAAACGTCAAGAGCCCGGGCCAGTTGATCCAGATCCACGGTTCCGAGTCTCGCAGGTGATTCCTAGGACTCTCGCACGCCTGGAGAGAAACCCTGGCCCTGCCTGCGATCTGCTCCCCATAGACAGCAAAGTGCCGCCAGCACTGGCGAGTCGGTATTTCCACCGACGCGAGCAAAATAATCCGCACTACCGATTCTCTCCAGGACTGTTGACAGGTGCAAATGTACTAGCGATCAGCTGTAGCGCTTCGTCGGTCAGCTGGATTCGATAGCCGCGGCGGTGCGGGTGCGAGCTGACGCGCACCAGTCCTATGGGGCTCTCCACCCAGCGGCCATGCTCCAGCCGCCCCCGCCCCCGCAGGAGCGAGAGGGTGCGGCTGGCCTGGCCGGAGCTGAGTCCCATCTGCCGCTGGAGGTCGGGCACGTTGTCGATGCCTGAGGCGATCCACAGCAGGGCCTCGGCAGCCACCAGAGGAATCCCTGCGTCAAAGCGGGACCGCACCGATGCCTGCCGCAGCCCGCCCAGGAGCCCGGCCACCTTCTGGGGTGTCGTCATCGCTGCCCCCTGGTGGCGCGGCCCAGCTCGCCGAGCACCTGAGCCCGGTTGGCTGGGGTGTTGGGCAGCCGGTGGGCCAGCAGATGCAGGGTGATTAAGCGCTCGCGCGCGGCCCGCTGCCGCCGCTCCTGCACCTGATCCGGCACCGGCCGGCGCAGGGCAAACCAGAGCGCTGCCACGGGCAGCAGCACGACCGTGGCCACGGGAGCCAGGGCGATGCCAAGAAAGACGGCCAGGGGCGTAAGCACCCGGCCGCCAGCACGTAGGGCTCGTTTCATGCTTGCGCACCCTGAGCCTGAGCGTTCCGCAGCTTGACCAGCGCGCCGCTGGTGACGCGGAGGGCGTCCTGGGTGTCGGCCCAGCTGCTGTCGCCGGGCGGGAGCGCCTGGACCTGGGCCTCATAGAGCTCGTTCAGCAGATGCAGCCGCGGGCGCAGGAGCGCCTCCAGCAGGCGGGCCTCCTTGGGCGTGATGTCTAGTTGCATGGCGGTGTTGGTGGCGAGGGTCAGGCGAGGGCGAGCAGGAGATCCGCACGGCGGCCGCTGCGGGCCAGTTGGCGGTGGCCGGCCTGGCGGGCCAGCTGGCGCAGCTCACGCACCGGCAAGGCCTCCAGCCGGGCAGCCGGGGCGGGCTGCACCCGAGCGGGCGGCAGGGCCAGCCGCGGGGCCGGTGCCGGGCGCTGCTGGGGCCTCCAGCCGGCCGCGGTGAGGGCCAGGGCCAGGCCGTGGGCCAGCAGCGGCCGCAGGGCCAGGGCCAGGGCCTCCACGGCCAGGGCCAGCAGCGCCAGGGCCAGCAGCGCCGGGTCAGTTGTCTGCGGGGGCGTGGTGTTCTTCATGGCTGTGATGGTCAGCTGGTGGTAGGTGGTTGAACAGGGGGCCGAGGGCGCCGCCATCGAGGGCCAGCCACCCCTGGCTGATCTGTTCGGTGGGGGTGGCCGGGCTGTACTCGCGGGGGGCCGCCCCCGGCAGGGGCAGGGCGTCCTGCCGGTAGCGGTGGCGTCGGCTCATCGGCCGCTCCGTTCACGGCCTGCCCGAACTGGCACGCGGACGGGCTCATGCGCCCACGTCTCGGTGCTGTAGCGGTATTCGCCGCCGGCGCTGAAGCGCTGGACCCACTGGATCAGCGCCACGTTTTGCCGGCTATCCCGGTCCCGGATGATCAGTCCGGTGGTGGTGGCGTCCTCGGTGCGGTCCATCTGCGCGAGCCAGCAGCAGGCGGCCATGGCGGCCGCTTGCGCGTCGGCTGCAGTGGCGATCAGCTGGACCGGGCTGCACAGTTCGTTTTCGTAGTGCTTGCGCTGCACTGCGTGGCCGCGGTGGTGGCTGATAAAGACGCCAAATCGCCCCAGCTGGTGGGGCTGGTGGCTGGTGGTGGCCGCCAGGGTGTCGGTGCGGTGGTGGTTGGTGGTCATGCCGGGAGGTCGGTGGTTGGTCGCTGGGTGAACCCAGCAGAAAGCCCGAGGGCCAGGGCGGCCCAGGGGCTAAGTGCTGAGATCAGGCGCCGAACCAGAACAGGCCGGCGAACCAGAGCAGGGCCTCCTCATTGGCGCCCGGTGCCCATTCGATCCAGGGCGTGCTCCAGTCCTGGTGCTGCATGCGGGCGCTGCTGGGCTGGCCCCGGTCAAGCCGGCCGATGATGCGCAGGGCAGGGCCGCCGGTGGACAACAGCACTTGGTATTCCTCGGGCTCCAGCTCGCCCGGAGTGCTCCAGCCGGAGCGCACGTCGACGCTCAGCGCTTGCTCCCCCATGGCCTGGGCGATGGCCTCGCCGGTGGTGGTGCGGTTGTCCCCGTCGTAGCCGTGCTCTCGCAGCAGCCTGCGGGCCTCCCGGCTCAGCTCGCGGGCCTCGGCATTGTCGTCCTGGCAAAACTCCCAGGCCTCGTGTGCCGTGGTGATGGTCTCAATGTGGCCCGCAGCGTTCTGCTCGGCGTGGGTGAGGGCCGGCGCGGTGGTGGTGGTGGTGTTCACGGTCTTGGTGGTTGGGAGGTTGGGTGGGTGGTGGTTGGTCGGTGAGGGTGAGCCCCTCAGGGAGCCCCCGCAGGAGCTCCGAGAGAGGGTCAGGGACCGGGCCAGTAGGCGAGGCCCGAGCGGTCAGGGATTGGCGCCGGTGGTGGCGCTGGGAGCACTACTGCCGGTGGCTGTGATGGCCGCGGCGGCCGCTGCTGGTGGGTGGTGTCGACCAAGGCCCAGAAGGCCCAGGCCGTTACGGCCGCGGTTGCGGCATTGCTGAGCAGACGCGGCATCGCTCAATACCCCAGCCAGGTCAGTGCCTGGCCCGCGTGCTGCCACGGGAGGCAGTGCCCGCCGGTGTCAGCAAGCCAGGCCAGTGCCTGCCGGTATTCGGCGACGCTGGCCCCGTGCTGCTGGAACAGAGCGAACACGTCGGACTCGTCAAGCAAGCATTCGCTATCAGCAGCCCAGATCACTGAGGCCTCGTAGGTGTCGAGCGCGTAGCTCTCCTGCCAGTCGTCGCGCTCCCAGCTGGACAGCTCGGCCGGAACGATCGGCGCAGGCGTGGTGGTGGTGGTGGTGGTGGGCATTGGTCTGGTGGTTGGTGGTTGGTGGAACAGCGGCCAGGGATCAGAGCCCAGCCCGGCGAGCGGCCAGCAGCGCAGCAGGCGTGCCAGCCAGCAGCAGGACGGCGCCCACGGGTGCGGCCGGTGTGGCCAGCAGCGGCAGGCCCGCATGGGCCAGCAGGGCAAGGGCGAGGAAGGCGGAGCGCATCGGTCGAGTGGCGGTTGGTGGTTGGTCAGCTCTACAGGCGTGTAGTGCTTGCCCTCATTGTGGGCGTTGTTCTCCGGGGGTGGAGATGCAGCCAGGGGCGGACTTGTCTGATTGAAACAATTCGTAACAATCGTGTTCTGCCCCTGCCCCCGCCGCCGGTGTCGCCCCGCTGGCCGGTGACGCTGCCCGGCGCCGCCTCGCTGGCCCGCCTCGCTGGCCGGTGACGCCCTGGTGCCCCTGCAGCGGATGTGCAATCCGCAGCGGGCTTAGCCCCCGCAGGCGATCCGGCCGGCAGGGTGCCGCCCCCGGTGCATCCGCTGCCGCTGGCGGCCGGCGCAGCCCGGCCGGCCGGCCTCACCCGCCCCCAGGCGGCCGCAGGCAGGGGGCTGGGGGGGGCTGCTGCGCTACGCGCTGTTGCTCCCCACCACATCACGCGACCCAAAAACGGACCTGCGCCTGATTGCGACGACATGGCCCCTAAGAAGTGAGGGGGTGCGCGAAATGTGGTGTTGGTTGAGCAGGGGTGGAGCTTCTTGCGGCCTGTCTCTTAAGGGCTACCAGAACAGATAACCAGAGAGACTCCAGAATCGCCCAGTGGTGACCGGTGTTCTACGAGGGTGGAGTCATAATTGACTTAGATTCCTCCCTGCGAGATCCCTTCCGGCAACAGGGTCGCATCCTGCGCCGGAATTACAGGATCACGCCAGTGTTATGCCCCACTGACCCTGTGAACTTAGCCGACTTCGACCAAGAGGACTTCGTTATGGTCCACCGTCAGGGCCAGGAGGCCCTTCTGTCTTTGCTCAAAGAGCGCAAGCTTCTGCCTCGTGATCTGGCAGTTGTCTGGGCGCTGCTGCCGCACTTGAACTGGCGTAGTGGCAGGGTCAAGGTCACAGCCACTTACCTGGCAAACGAGCTGGCCATGCGTCTGCCTGATGTCAGCAATTCGCTTAAGCGGCTGCGGACAAACATGGTGATCAGCAGGGTCTATGACGAGCTGAGCGGGGAAACCTATTTCCTGTTCAACCCCTGGTACATCTCAACTGGCGGTTCCAAGCGTCGCGGCCACGCGATTTCTCAGTTCAAGGAGTCGCTGGAGTGAGTCAGCGTCACTCGGTAGCCTTGAAGCACTTGCTCTACGGGTGTGTACTTGTCGAACTCGGATCGTGAGCGCCTTAACCTTCTGGCTTATGGGTCTGATGTTCCTGATGGCGTGGTAGCCGAGGCTGAGGCGCGTCTGGCTGCGTCTAAAGGATGCCCCCTGCCTGCCGCAACGTCGGAGGCTCCAAAGCGTGCTCGCGGTCGCAAGGGCAGGTTCTTGGCGGATGACCCCACGACGCCGGAAGTGAACGAGGCCTATGTCAGCGACTAAGCTGATGCCGTTCATCGGGGTGGTTCCCGGTGGTACACCGGAACTGCAACTTGACGCCTGGCGTCGGTTCCGATCCGGTGGTTGGTCGGAAACCCCTTCTGCCATTGCGGTAGGAGGGGTTTCCTTTTGAGCTGGACGCCTATCCCGCCGGAGCTCGGTATCGGCAGGTTCCCGTATTTCTTCTGCTATCTGCTGCGGGAGCTGGGCCTGGCGGAACTGCCCACCAAGCAGCAGCTGCGCATCTGCGACTGGCAGGAAAACGGGCCCTCAAGGCAAATCACGGTTGGCTTCCGTGGTGTGGCCAAGAGCACGATCGCCGCGGCCAGGGCCTTGCATCGCCTGCGGATCGACCCGTTCAACGAGAAGGTGCTGATCCCTGGCTCCACGGCAGAGAAGGCTGTGGAGATCACCACCTTCATGGCGCGGTGCATCCGGGACATCGACATCCTGCGCTGCCTGGAACCACGGAATGACGGCCGCAGCAGCACGCGGGCGTTTGATGTGGGGCCTGCTGTGGTGGATCAAAGCCCATCGGTTCGGGCTGTGGGCATCCTGTCGCCATCGCTGACGGGGAAGCGCTGCACGATCGCCATACCGGATGACATCGAGACCCTCAACAACTCGATCACACCGCTGAAGCAGGAGCGCCTGGCCGCGGCCGTCACTGAGCTTGAGGCGATCCTCAAGCCGGATCAGGGCCAGGAGCTACCGCGGATGATCCAGTTCCTTGGCACGCCACACCTGGAGACCTCGCTGTATCTGCGGCTGGTGCGTGAGCGGAACTATGCGATCCGCTACTGGCCGGCGCGTTACCCGGACCCCAGCGACCCTGACCAGTGGGATTGCTACGAGGGCCACATCGACCCGGTGATGGCCGCGGAGGTGGAGGAGAACCCGGCCCTGGTGGGGCAACCCACGGACCCGGAACGCTTCGACGACGAGGAGCTCCGCGGCCGCGAGATGCGGATGACGCGGGCCTCGGTGCAGCTGCAGTTCCAGCTGAACTGCCGCCTGTCCACGCTCGATCGGTTCCCGGTGCGGCTGGGCGACCTGATCGTCATGCCCCTGGACGGCAAGGCACTGCCGGAGGTGGTGGCCTGGTCCTCGGGCAGCGAATACCGCATCCAGTCGCTGCCGTGCGTGGGTCTGGGCGCTGATCGCTTCTATCACTCCCCTGCCCTGGTGCAGGGGTGGGTGCCGCAGAGCGAGACGTGGCGCTGCATCCTGGCGGTCGACCCGTCCGGTCGCGGCAGCGACGAACTGGCCTGGGCGGTGGTGGCCGAACTGAACGGCAACCTGTTCGTGCTGGAGAGCGGCGGCACCACACGCGGCTACGAGGAGGAGGTGCTCGTCCACCTGGCGAAGATCGCCAAACGGTGGAAGGTGAATGCCGTCATCCCGGAGCCGAACTACGGCGACGGCATGTTCACGTCGCTGCTGCGGCCGGTGATGCAGCGGATCTGGCAGTGCTCGGTTGAGGAGGCGCCCCGCAGCACCGGGCAGAAAGAGCGCCGGATCGTGGATGTGCTCGGCCCATTGAGTCAGCAGCACCGGCTGGTCTTCAACAGCGAGCTAATCCAGAAGGACTGGACCGGCGCCGAGCGCGACCCGGATACCGGCCATCAGCGTTCACTGCTCTATCAGATGAGCAGGATCACCGTGGAGCGGGGTTGCCTGAGCTTTTACGACCGAATCGACGCGCTGGCAATCGGCTGCTCCTATTTCGTCGAGGCCGCTGCACAGGACCAGCAAAAGGCGCAACGCATGCGCTCGGAGGAGATCGAGGAATGGAACCGGCAGGCCTGGTTTGACGAAACCGGGGCCAGTATTGATGCGCTGGCGCTTGGGTGGAAGCCCCAGCCGCGTGGCCAGGGTTACGGAGGCGTCAGGCGGCTTCAGGGCGAAGCGGCACTACCTTCGTCTTCTGCTCGAGCTCGGCGAAGTTGAGCTTGCCGGCCAGGCGCGCCAGATCGGCCGTGGGCGTCTCTGGCATGGCGGCTGCGGTGATGCTGTTCTGCTTCAGGAGCTGCAGCGCTTCGCGGCGGGCGTTCTTGTCGCCATTGCGCAGGTCTTCCAGGATGCCGTTCGCCACAGTCTCGTGGATTTCCTCAAGCGTCTCTCTGAGTTTTTTTTGATCAGCCACGGTTACATGGGTGGAGAGCTTTTCCCATGATGCCAATACAGGATGTGCAGTTCACCGATGAACGGTGGCTGCAGTTTTGGGACAACTACAAGGGGTTGCCCCACCAGAAAAAGAGCATCACAAAGCTCGGCCAGCACATCAAACACGCAGACCCTGGCCTGCTGACGGAATCAGCTGAATGGGTTGGTGATTGGCGGGGCCAGGGGGACATCGACAACACCTGGGGTGGCATCGAGGCCGCGGCCAGGAAGTACGGCAGCCGTTACCCAGAGCTGGTGGCCGCGCAGTGGCGGCTGGAGAGCGGCAGCGGACAGCACATGAGCGGCCGCAATAACCCGTTTGGCCTGAAGGGTCCGGGCAGCGTCAAGAAGACGCAGGAGGTGGTGAACGGCAAGACGATCACGATCGACGATTCCTTCGTCAACTTCGATTCGCTTGATGCCGCGGTGAAGTATCTGGTCGAGCGCTGGTATCTCGACTGGAAGGAGCACAAAGGGATCAACCGGGCAGCCAACCGCAACGAGGCAGCCAAGGAGCTGCAGCGCCAGGGCTACGCCACCCTGCCTGCCTACAGCGAGCGCCTGATTGCGCTGATGGATCAGGAGCGCCCGATCAGGCTGCCGGCATTGCTCAAGAACCCGTTGAGCGTGAAGTGGCAGAGCCAGCTCGACAACAAGAGCGGCACTGGCTACCGCGAGTGCTTCTCCTCGAGCTGCGCCATGTTGGCAATGTTCTGGGGGAAGGTTGCCAATGACGACGCCTATAACAACGTCCGCGCCAGATACGGGGACACCACATCGGCCGAGGCCCAGCTGGCTGCACTGCGGGCCCTGGGGCTGAAGGCCGACTTCCACACCAATGGCAGCCCTGCGGCCCTGGAGCGCGAGATCGACCAGGGCCGGCCAGTGGCAGTCGGGTGGCTGCATCAAGGGCCCGCCACGGCGCCTAAAGGCGGCGGTCACTGGACCGTGATCATTGGCTACACCGATGCTGCTTGGATCCACAACGATCCCAACGGTGAGGCCCTGCTGGTCCAGGGCGGCTACAGCAAGAACACCAAGGGCGCGGGCCTGGCCTACAGCCGCAAGAACTGGAACCCCCGCTGGATGCCTGGTGGCAGCGGCGGCTGGTATCTCACCTGCCGGCCATGAGGAGAGAACGGCTGCACATGGGGCCGGCCACCACGGTCGAAACCGGCAAGGACTGGAACGGGCGGTTCTTCATCGCCTACGCCAAGGGCGCCAGCGTTTTCCTGCGCTGCCCGGTGGATGTGAGGCGGTGGCTCAAGCTGCCGGCGAAGATCCCATCAAGGGAGGCCTTCGACAGCTGGATCGCATCTCTGGAAGCGGCCGATAAGGGCGGTCAGCCTTTGCCTTGACCGTGGCGTCGTTTGCGGCCATGGCTGGGCTTGCTGCCGCGGCCATTGCCCTGGCGCGTCTTCTTGCAGATCGGTTCGCGGTGGATCTGCTGCTGGTTGCTCTTGGGCTTGGTCACCGCTTAACCCGCGGGCTGACGATGCCAGCCAGGATCTCGATTGCTCGGTAGGCCTTCACCACTGCACGGGTGTAGCCATCCAGTGCTTCGTTGTCCTTTGGAGTGGGGGTCAGGTTCACCACCGCCAGGGCCACGCCATGGATGGCAACGGCGAGAGCGATGTAGTCGGTGAGGTGTTCCATCAGGGGCGCTCGAGGTCGCGGAGCCTGGTTTCGTGGTCCTGCAGCATCGTCTGCACCCCTTCAAGAATTGTTGTGGTGCGCGACTCGAATCGCCCCAGACCGTTTGCGATCTTCCAGAGCGCGGCCACACCCGAGCCGCCTAAACCGATGAGGGCAAGGATTGTGGCCGGGTCCACAGAGGGTCAGTTGCTGCACCCCTGCAGAGTAACGACTACACGCAGCTGCGCCATCCCGCAGCAGAAATGGCCTAACCGTAATAAGGGCCAAGGTTGATGGATGCGTTGGTTGGTTTGTAGGTCACAGTCCGTACCTCGACTTAAGAGCGTTGTAGTTTTGTTGGATTTCTGCTGCTGTGAGTGCTCTGTTGTATGCCTGAATAGATGCAATTTTTCCATTAAAAGTTCCAATCTGATTCCTAGGAACATCAGCATTTATGCTAACTAGGTATGAATTAGTCCCTAAAGCACGAACTCCACTTCCTTCAGTATAAACATGAGAAGTAGATGGTATTGAATTTCTATACATTATCGGATCACTGCCACTAATGTGTGTTACTGCCAAGTTATACCAAGTGTTAGTTTGAATGTATCCAGTAGGTGGATTGTAAAAAGATCTTCCACTTGGTCCAGTCCATCCATAAGTTCCATTTGCAAACACTAATGGGTTATAGTCATCGACATCGGTTCTTCCCTTTAAGTATAAGTAATATTCAGCATTTCCGCTATAATACCACACCGAGATCGTAAGAGCGGTAGGGAAATTTAAAGAAGAGGAGTGTGATATTGTCGAATAGTCATCCACTCCATCAAAACTCAAAGACCCACCATTAGCACTACTAAAAGTCGGTCCATTCGTTAAAGCAGCACTATTACCATTGCCACTTATATCAGTCCAAGTAGTGCCAGTGCCAGGATACGAACTGGGGTCGCCAGCATCTAGGTTGAGGACCAGACCATTCGTAACAATGCCACCCCCACCACTGATAGTCGCGGCTACCGACAAAAACGCCGGATCACTCAGCAGTAGATTCACGCCACACCTCTAGCCAAGCCGGCAATGAACTCAGCAGGCAGATCATGCGCTTGCGCTGCATCTTGCATCAGCGTGATCAGCTCTGCGTCGATCAGCCCAAGCCCCAGCGCCGAGTTCCAGGCGCCAAGGAAGATTGTGCTATCACCATCAGCGGCTTTGCCCAGTCCTACGGACAGCGCCATTGCCAGGGCCGGTGCATTGATCAATGCCCGGCTGAGCAGTGCATTGATCCTCGGCTCTGCCTGCACCATCTGGCCAAACTTCAGCCAGCGCGGGGGGTGCGTAGCGGCGTAATAGGCGGCTTGCTCCTCAGCGGTGAGTGGAACCAACTCCCATTGCTGCATCCATTTGCCGTCGATTTCAGCAGGAGCGGCTTGGATCACCTTCTCGAGCGCCGGATCCGCGACAGGTGGATCGCTGGGCTCAACGCGATGCACGCCGTAATGCGCCAGCTCTGCATCACTCGGCGCCCAGGAGAACGATTGCGCCGGCTCATCCAGCCTGAGCTGTCCCAGTGAGTAGGGCCAGATCATCGCCCCATCAATAATGCGAACGAGGTTGGCCATCATCCCTGCACCCCCCAAGCTGCAACGCAGTCAGAATCAAGGCTACCGAAGAATGTGAGGCTCAGCACGCCGGTCTTGGATGCAGCGATATTCGCTGGCTTCGTGCCAATGAATTTCCAATCAGTTGGGAAGGTAAGTGTTCGCTGAGACGCATCAGCAATGATTCGGATCACCACAGTTCGCCCAGTGGCGAGGTTGCTGGTGGTGAATGTCAGATCGCCAGTGAGGCTAATCGTGCGATATTGACCGTCAAGAGCTGCCAGATCAAGCGCAACGCTTGCGGCGTATGTAATTGCCGCGTAACTGGTTGCTGGAAGCGTACCCGCTGCGGCGGTTGTTCGCGTTGGAAGAGCCAGCCCAGGGATGTCGACAAGTCCTGTCTGCTGGTTCACCAGGAAGGTGTCGCCAACTTTGAACTTGCCGTTCTGATCTGTGCTGGTCAGCCAGACCTTGCCGTTGTTCAGGTTGACAACTTCATTGGCTTCAACCGGAACACCGCCGTTTTCGGGCAAGGCGCTGTAATCGGTGCCAGATCCCGCGTACTCCATGGTGTGGGACGCAGTGCTAACCATCGACCGCAGGAAGAAGCTGACCGCTGCCCCGCTGCTATGGCTGTTGGCTAAGCCAAGATTGATCGAGAGGTCGTTCGGGTCCGGGCGGCTGATGACGACATCCCACCCAGAGCCGTTGGCCGTAGAGCTGAGGATGGGATAGATGTCACTGCCGACCTGCACCAGCATGTTGGTGGCAGGTCGGGTCGCATCACCAAACCAGCTGCCAGCTGGCGTTGGTGCATTGATAGCAAAGGTCGTTGCCCCTGCAGAAGCGTTGCCATTGGCCGCTGCCGTGAAGATGGCAGAGCTGCTCTTGCCGTCAGCAATCAGGCCATACCGGCCGAAATCAGTGGTGCCGACCTCCATGTTGATCTGGCCGCCACTGAGCGCCTTGGCGTGGTAGTGGCAGAACAGACCAAAGAACGACACGGCCTGGGCATAGCCGTTGTTGCAGACCAGCAGGCCAGGGCCATCCAGGCAGACCTGAGTGAACTCATTGATGACGAAGGACCGCAGCGGACTGTTGACTGCAGGCAGTGAACCGTCCACGATCACGCCGCCACCAGTCGGTGCAGAGGTCAGGTCGCCACCAGTGCCGGTGTAGTTGTTGGGGTTGAAGTTGCTGTTATCAATGCTGGCATCCGCAAAGTTGGAGCAGTTGTTGATGTACGGGCTTTTCTTGATGACACAGCCCGGATAGAAGCCAGCAACCCAACCCTGGCTAGCAGGCAAGCCATAGGTGGGATCGGCGTCAATCGGGTGGCCACCACGAGCGCCAGATGCCTTCAGGCCGGCAAAGGTGAAGCCGTCGATGTAGGTGCCGCTGTTGCAGCGAAACATGGTCTGCTCCTCTGTTGCAACCGTCGGGTGGACAAAGCAGCTGCGCTGTGAGTCGCCGACGATGGAGAGGTTGTCAACCGTGATGTCGATCGGCAGGACTTCCTGGTACACCCCAGGCACCACCCTGATGATGTCCCCTGCAACAGCAGACTGGACGGCGTTTTTGATGGTCTTCTTCGGGTTGATGATCCGGTGGCCGTCGTTGGTGTCGTCACCATTCACCGAGTCCACATAGATGACTGTGGGTTGAAGAGTGAAGGTGCCACCAGAGGCAATGCCAATCCAGGCGCTGCCGTTCCAGATCGACAGCGTTTTGTTGGCATCGTTCTGCAGCCAAGTCTTGCCAACAGGCCAGCCACCGCCGGATGGCGTAGTTGGCTGGACAAGGGTGCTGAACTGCTCGTCAGCCGCTTGGGTGGTGGAGATCTTGTCGTCTGCGCTGACCCAGGCTTCGGCGCTGTCGATCGTGTCCGAAGACATGTCCCAGCGGGTGTCGATGTCGGCCTGCAGCACCGCATCAGCGGTATCGACGTACTGCTTGGTCGCCGGGTTCAGCGGCTGCGTAGGGTCGCTTGCAAGCACGATCGGGCCGGTCATCGTCCCGCCGCTTCTTTGCAAGGCAGAGTTCGCGGCGGCAACAGCCGCAAGCGCCTGCGCGATGGCGTCTTGGCTGACTTCGTTGGATCGGGTGGCGTAATCGACCCATTCCTGCACGACGTACAGGTTCTGCAGGTCGGAAATGTTGAGGTCGTCGGCGACCAGGTTGGAACCGTCTTGCCATCCGACCACCTGCGTGCCGTTTGGCGTTTCGCGCCTGACGGTGAGCTGAACGCCGGATGCTGGGGCGACGACGGCCTGTATCTGGGTGTCGCTTGTCCAGGTGAAATCAGTCCCCTCTGCCAACAGAGCGGAGTAGGAGCCGGTTTCGATCACCAGGTCCAGGTAGACCTTGACGTGCGCCTTCAGCAGATACGGGAACGGGACCGAGAAGGTCGTCGTGGACCCGTTGCCCGCGTATTGCGCGTATGAGAAGGGCACGGTTTACTCTCCGGGGCCGTAGCCCTCATTCTGCCGGCATCAGCGCATCCCTCAAGGCGCCTGCTGCGGCGGGCAGACCCTCCTCTGATCGACGGAAGATTTCGCGCGCCATCTCCGTCTTCATGTCGCTCCATTCCTTTGCCGGCTGACTCTTGCCGCTTGCAGCGCGGCGCTCCAGTTCGTCCTGGGTGAGCAGGTCGTAGTAGTCGGTGATGCCGCGGATGAACACCTGGGCAGCGCGCTTGCGGCGCTCGTAGCCAGGTAGGCCGCCAAGGGGCGTTGCGCTGAGCCGCTTGTCGTCCTCCATCGCCTGATACCAGGGGCTTGTGAACAGCTCGTAGAGGGCTTCCTTCTTGGTCCGACCGGCGGTGAGCTTGTCGAGGATTGGCGATAGCGGCAGCGATGCGGTGTTGTCCTTGCGGATCCGCACGCCCAGCTGTGTCACGACTTCGACGGGCATGTTGAACTGCACCTGCACCTTCTTGCCGGCCAGAGGCATCCGAGCGCTGGGCGGCAGGCTGGGGTCGGCCTTGATCTTGCCGTGAATCGCGTTGTACTCGCGCTGCAGATCGTCCGACATCGCAACGCCTTCCAGCGTGCGGGTGAGCAGGGGGCGCGGCGGATCAAGCATGTCTTGGCTTTCCATCTCGGCGTACACCACGTCGTTGATGCGGCCACTGGGCCAGCGCGATGGGACGAACGGGAAAGCCTTGGAGATGTTGATGCCGAAGACGTGGCCGATCGGGCTGCCAAAGTGATCGTCCTCCTTGCGCTTGTTGCCCGTTGCCATGGCGGTGATGGGCAGCGTGTCGTAGGCCAGCTCCTTGAGGAACTGCTCAACCTTGGCGAAGGGGTCGTCTTTGTTGAGGAGGTACTGCTGCGCTGCGGTGTCGGGTGCATCGCGGAAGAAGCTGGAGCGGTCAGCGCCGATCAGACGCTCCAGATTGCGCTCAGCGCCGATGAACGGGAACTGGCCGGCGCCCATGAAGCCAGCGGCCTGGCGCAGCTTCTCGCCGGCCCGCTTGCTGCCGTCGAGCATGTAGTCCAGCAGCATCTGCACCTGCTGGATGCCGGCCTGGCGGGTGATGTGGTTGGTCATCACCTTCATCCAGGCCAGGCCCAGCTCCTGCTGGTCGTATTTGTTGCTGAGGGAATCGCCGACCGCCTCGCCGAGATCCTTCCAGAGGAACAGGGTGTTGAGCACCGGGAAGCCCCCCAGTCGGACCCCGAACAGGGTGTTGCGCTTGGCCGGATCGGGGTCGGTGCCGCCACGCACCTGGCCTGCTGCGTCGAGCACGCCGAACGCCAGCAGTAGCGCGCCGCTCATCGTCCACCCGGCCTTGACCCTGGCCACCAGCTTGGGATCAGGGTCTTTGACGCCCAGCATCTTGATGGTGTCGAACACGCCGAACGTGGCCAGGCGGTTATCGAGCAACACGCCGGCTAGGGGCGAGCGCCAGTAGGGCATCACGAACCGATCCACCATCCAGTTCTGGCGGGCGGTCATTACGGCCCGGTCCATCAGGGCGGGGAAGCCTTCTTCCGGTGGCGCCTGGAACCGCATCTCGGCCGAATGCTGCAGCGCGTCGATCGACTCCTGTGTGGCCAGGGTCGGCGCACCGGCGAGGTTCTGCTCGGCCAGCATCGCCCCGATCTCGTCATCGGTGAAGTCGCTGCCCTTGAGCCCGTGCTCCTTGCGGAAGGCCTTGATGTTGGCCTCGCTCGGGGTGGCCTGATAGATCGCCTCGTCGATCTGGCGCTGCACCCACTCGGCGCGGTCCCGGTCGTCGAACAGGCCCAGCTGAGCGCCCTCCATCCGGGCCTTCACCTCCAGTTCGGCCTTGAGCTTGAACAGGTAGTGGTACTTCCCGAAGATGTCGTCCACGCCGGCCATGGCGCGCAGCGCTGGCTTCCATGGCGTCCAGGTGTCGATCCCGCGGATGTCGACCCGTTGGATGCCCTGGCCCATGTCCAGACCCAGTGCCGACCATGCCGCCTCGGCCCGCGACAGCTCGCGCGCGCCGTTTGGCTTGGTGAAGGCCAGGATCCGGGCGGCCACCTGCAGCTTGTTGGTGAACAGCGCTGCGTTGTGCGGGTGAAGGAAGCTGGCGAACTTGTTGGCGCCCTGCTTGTAGGGCATGTCGATGATCGCCTGCAGATCAGCGATCTCCTGCTCATTGGTGAGCAGGCGCTTGCCGTAGGTGTCGAGGTTGCCGCTGTAGTGGCTGATCCCCTCCTGAAAGACGCGGTTGAGATCGCGCTTCCAGGTGGCCTTCATCGTCGACCAGGCGAAGTTGTGCGCCTCGGCCGAGATCTTCACCGCTTCCATCAGCGGCTGGCGCGTCAGCTGCGTGGCAAAGGGCGTCAAGCGGGCGCCGTTATACATCGTCTCCTGCACCGGCCCGAAGATGCCCATGACGCCGTTGCTGCCGATGTTCAGCCACTGGGTGTTGATGTTGCCCAGCTGGCTGTCCTTGATCAGCGCATTGGCCATCCGCATGTGGGTGTTGAACCAGTCCTTGTCGAGCTGGCCCTTGGG